GATTAAGGTAGATGGAATCAGTATCCGAAGCAATAACATAATCAACATCCTCAGTTTTTAAGATCTTATTGATCTTTGTATTCATTTTATTCTCTATCCAACGTATGGATACTTGGCCAGACAAAGTAATTGCTTCTGCATTAGCAAGTTTGTAATACCTGAAGTACTGATTGCCGATAGCACCATAAGCACTATTAAGGGCGATCTTCTTCGCCATCTGGATATTGTTACACCTAGCAATCTCTTTTGTGAGGGCATCGGACGGATTCTTTTCATACTCCTGTTTTGCCTGTAGCATCTTCTTCTTGAAGACAACACGATCTCCATACATCTTGTCCATGAGTTCAGGAAGGAACCCACGCACATCCTTCCTATATTGCGCTCCATTCGCACAAACTGCATAATCTCCATCAAATTTACACTCCTGATTTAAGATCCTTTCAACGCTCGCACTGGCATGTCTAGTTTCCCTGATGGTCTCTGGGGAAATGTTGTATTGCATAATAAGATGAGGATACAAGCTATTGAGGTCAAAACTAACCACCCAATCATACTTTCCTGGTTTCGGTTCCTTAACATAAGCACCTGCATACTTTTCGTTTTTTGCTGATCTATTCTTGGGAGGAATTACTATATTCCTCTTCTTCAAATAGTTATAAATGATGGTGTCCCACATTCTTACTTGATAGAACACATCATTATAATTAACCTTGGCTTCGTATGCCATAGTAAGAGCAAGCTCAATAAGCTTCATCTTACCTTCAAGACGGTCAACAAGTTCAACGTCAATTATATTATACTCAATATACTTCTGCCAACCCTTTGTGTAGAAGTCCTTAAAAGTATCAAACTCAGAGTGATCAAGTTTCTTTTGCCCAAGTTCTACCTGTGCAATATAATCCAAACGATATGATTCCTGTGCCTTATAAGTAAACTTCTTATACAAATCAAGATAATCTAACTGACATACACCACCAACATCAAATGTTATATGCCTACGTCCTTTGATAAATGTTTCTCCTTCAGACACTAGACCCCAAGGAGAAAGTCTCTTCATCAACTTCTCACCTAGAATACGTTGAATGCGTCTAGCAATATATGGAATATCATAAAGTTGTATGTTCCATCCAGTAATAACATCTGGAACATCTTCCATCCAGTAATTGATGAATGATGATAAGAGTTGGTGCTCTGTTGGACAGTGATGATATGTTACATCTTTCCTATTATTCTTAAAGGGTTTGCTACCCCAAGTAGTAATCTGCTTAGTTGTGTAATCCTGTATTGAGATTGCCAAGATCTCTTCAGCGCAAGATTCAACGTCTGGGAAACCGTGCTCAGACGCAACCTCAATATCCAAAGTAACAAGTTTAATTTGAGATATGTCAAACTTGATTTCATCATCTGGGTATTTCTCTGAGATATATTGGTAAATATACCTGTCATTCCCATATATCTCAAAGTTCTCAATATCTTCATACTTCTTATAGAACTCACGACAATCCCTAACCGTGCCTGGATTAATTGCTTCAACTACTTCTCCATTTAACGTTTTGTATTTAGTATTCTTTTTAGATTTGACAAATAGAGTTGGAAAGAACTCATCACGATGTTCATACCTTCTACCATTCTCAACTCCACGAACCAGAAACTGGTTCCCGATTAGTTGGACGTTGGTATAGAATTTCATTTAGTAAGATCTAGGTATTTTTCAAGCAAAGTTGGGGTTGGATCTGCAAGAGTAAGTATCTTGTCAGAACTAATCATGAATATATCATCCTTAGTCACAGAAAGCAACCAAGGTTCTAGAGTTTGATCTTCCTTTAGAATAAAGGGGTTTACCATTTTACAATCGGGTTCTCCTATATCAATAGCAGCAACCTCAACTAACTCACTTATCAGAATCTGATTTGTTGTTAGATACAGAATTTTTACTGTTTGGTCCATTTACTACATCCTCAATGTACATTTCTTTTAATTTTGCTGTGGGTTCAACCATTGTAATCAACCAATCAGCAGTCACAGGAATTTTTGTTTCTGATGATAAAGGCATCCAAGGAAAAAGAGATACCTCAAATCCTGCTTTTTTTGTATTACCATCTGGTGCTTGTGATTGAGGATTTCTCATTTTAACAACGCATGGTTTGTCAAAAAAGTATCCAACAACTTTACTATTTGGTTCATCATCACCAACTCTCATTTCAGTGATGTCGGTAATAATATCTTCCCCCGATTTAAGGAGAGCCAATTTAATTGTCATAATTTAAACCCAACGTGTGACTGTCAATTCAATAGAGTTGTCATCCATCTCCCACTCCTCTTCTACTTTAAATCCCATTTCCTTAACTGTGTTATGCACAGTCATTCTAGCATACTGTTGTGTAATTTTGTCAACAAATCTCTTTGGTGGAATGGGATCTTTCCAAGTTTGTATATCTGTAACTAATTCATATACCCCTTCTTTATTTAAACGGAATCCAATATCATCACCTATAGAAACATCAACCTTTACTTTTTCATGTTGATGATCAAGAGGATTTACCAATTCCTGATCTTCCTTAACATCATACTGCAAAAGTTCTAATGCTTCAAGTAGTTGTGGTTTGTGTTTGATCTTCGTTTTGATTGTGCTGAAGTGTGACATTTTCCTGTTTGTAGTATTCTGGTTTACGTTCTATGTAAGTAACTTCACCAAGTTTTTCTTCTATAGATTTAGTTAGGTCTTGACAGGCATTACCGACAACACCAACAACTTCTTCTGAGACTAATCCATCTTGTCTAATAGAAAATTTAAGTGTTTGTTTTTTAGGCATGATTAAAAATTCTTAGGATGGGTTGTTACATCACCATGTATCTCACCTATATCATCTATATGTGCATGATCTATCTTTTCAATATGTAGGTGCTCCAATGCTCCAGCAATTCTTTCTAGTGCATTAGCAATCCTAGTGAACTCTTCACTCATAATAAAATAATCATTTGAATATATTATAGCAATAAAAAAGACCCCTGTAAAGGGGTCTTATCCATCTCGAACTCAATTGTATTTATAGATACTCTTTTCGAGAATGATGTTCTGGAACTATTTTATTCAACTCCACGGTGAGGAGTCCATCTTCAAACTTGACGGATCCAACCTTTGTATCATCGGTGATCGTCCAAATACGTTGGAAGGAACGTTGGGCAAGTCCTTTATGGACAAATTCTCCAACATTTTTTGATTCTTCTTTTTTGCCTTCCACATATAGTTTTCCAAACTCCGTATAGACTTTAACTTCATTTTTCTTGAAGCCTGCCAACGCAATTTCCAATTTCGATTCATGATTATTTAACTGCACCAAATTGTATGGTGGATAATTAGGTTGTGCTTCTTGAAAATCAAATACACGATCCAAATAATCATGCATTCCAATACTGTTCTTTGAGATCCTTTCCAATAATGCAGGAAGATCTGAGGCTGTGTACCTTGCTAGGTTACCCATAATAGTAGCTCCTTGTTAAGCGAGTGTGTGGTGGATCCTTACGGCATCCACTACTAATTATACAAGAAGCATAAAGAAAGGGGATGTTGAATCCCCTACATTTCTATTCGGTTTCCTTTTCTTGCGTCTCTTGGGTCTTACCCTTTTTCCCAATATTATACTTCTGCTCAAGTATCCAATCACCCTTGTCCTTATAAGCAAGAACTTTGATTTGATTGAGTGGAGCAATATCAGTTACTGAATCTGGTTTAACTACGTCAATGAGACCCCAATCAGCAAGAAGACGAGCAATACGATTCCGACGCTGAACGTCGTTAGAAGTAAGGTTAGCGTGCTTTCCATCAAGGGCAAAAAGCTCCTTAAAATGTACGATATAGTATCTACCCTGTTTATGTAAAATATGACAACTTTGGTAAAGTTTCTTTTCTTTTCGTGACGCTACACCAATTCTTGTCAGTGTTTCACGAACTTTAAGGAAGTCATCTGGTTCTTTGAGGTTTACCTCAACCATTTTATCTTGAGACCACTTTATTTCAGGTTCAGCCATGACAGTCATTTCATTCCTCCAGTATCAAGTCGTTGTTTAATAAATTTAATCTGTTCGGGGGTTAATATTTTCAAAGCTTGTGATGCTTTTTCGTTACTATAACCATAGTATTGTTTAATGATTTCAAGGTCTGTGACTTTTTCCTTACGGAGCCAGGGACTGAATCTCTTCTTTTTCCTAAGTGTATTTAGATAAAAAGAATATTGCATATCTTTATCTAAGAAAGAATACTTATTCATTTCGTTAGCAAACATAATACAATCAAGATGTCCTGACAAACAACGATTGATAATATATGGTGGATAATCCTTCTTTACAGCAGGATCTTCCATCAAATTTTCTTTATTAAAATTGATGGAGTTTAACCAATCTTTTAATTCAATACTCATAATCTTGTAGTTTAGAAATGTATTGATAGATTAGATCCCACTTAAATTCAAAGACTTCTCCATTCTCATCTTGAAGATAACAAGGAAGATTGGGATACTGAGTCTTACCCATATAATATTGATTGATCATGGTATAGTCATCATCAATCCATCTTTCTTTTTCTAGTTCTTCAGTCATATTCAATCAAAGAATTAATAGGAACATTGGGAATACTTTCTCTTCCCTTTAATGCAGACAATTCTATTATAAACGCACATCCCACTAATTGACCACCTGCTTTTTTTATTAGTTTAGAAGCAGCATTTACTGTTCCCCCAGTAGCAAGTAAATCATCTACCAAAAGTACTCTAGGATTACCCTCAAAGGCATCTGATTGGATCTCTAATCGGTCTCTACCATACTCTAAAGTATAATCTACTCCCAACACTTTACCAGGTAATTTACCTTTTTTTCTAACAGGAACAAACCCAGTTCTTTGTTGTGTTGCTAAAGAAGATCCTACAATAAATCCTCTAGATTCAATTCCAACAATTAGATCGGGAGTTGTTCTTTCACAAAAGAATCCAAATCGACGCATAACTTCACCCCATCCTTCAGGACTTTTTAGAAGTGGAGATATATCCCTGAAGAGAATTCCTTTTTTAGGAAAGTCTGGGATATCATTTATGTAGTCAGTTAAGTTCATGATAATGCAAGTTCTAATGGGGTTTGTGGGACAATAGAATAATTGGTAACCAACAATTCAGTTTTAATGTTTTCATCGGTTCCCTTATCTCCACGATGAGCCATGGAGTATCTAAGTTTCCATTCTTTAAGATTGTAATTTTTATATAACTCCATAAGTCTATCATTAACATTGTAAGTAATCATAAACTTGTGGACACAATTATAAACGTCCTCTGCAAACCTATTATGGTCAAATGATTTATGCATCTCACGATTCTTTCCATAAAGAAAATCCTTAATATCATAAGGAGGATCTAAGAATACAAATGTATTACTTGATCCATGTTCTCTCATTACTTCCGAATAATCTATATTAGTTATCTTCCAGTGTTTAATTAACTTAGAAAACTGTGCAAGTTTATCTGCCCCTACAAGAGAGAAATTAGAATTAGATGCTGACTGTGAAAATGTGCTGTTCTCTGTAAGTCCTGAGAAACTACACTTGTTCATTATAAAGAATGCTACTGCTTTCTCAAAGTCATCATAAGTATCAATCTCTTTCTTATACTTATTAAAAAGTTCTTTTGCCTTTGCAGTTACTTTATCCTTATCACCCTCATCCAACGTCCTCTGCTTCTCTTCTCTGACCCTCTCAGACAGTTCTTCTCCCCTATCCCTCAACTGTGTCCAGAAGTTATATAAAGGCACATAAAGATCATTAATCCAAACAGGAATGTCTGGATACAATTTTGTAATCTGAATAGCAATAGATCCACCACCAATAAATGGTTCTCTATACTCTGATATGGTTTGAGGAAACCAAGGAGTTAATGTCTTAATTGCTTTTGACTTACCACCAGGATACCTAAGCGGAGTCTTCAGTGCTTTCACTTTCATCATGTTTATGAGTCAATTTACCAGACATCTCATATGCATCCTTACTGCCACCATGTCCGTGTGCAATACCTAGTTCATGCATCTTAGCATGTTCGTCAATAGGATCACGTAAATCTACTTTACCTGGTCCAAAAGTAAGATATAAACCATATCCCATTACAAAGAATAATAGTCCTACTATAATAGCAACCATTTGCCCTTCAGGTGATAAACCTGGAAGGTTTCCATGTGGAATTAAATTAGCAAACATTAGTAAAACCTCTCATTGTTATACGATTGTCCAACTTCTAATTGAATAGTATCCAATATTCTATTTAAGGATCTACCAAACATTCTATATCCAGATCCAACATATAGTTGACCTGCTACTACAGATACTGTTGCAATACCCCAAAATAGATAATAAAATCTAGACTTAACTTGTGCTCTCACTTTTTCTTTATTGATCATAATAATAATTACTTGAACTCACATTCTACCATAATCTCAGTCAAACATGCAAGTAAATTTATTTCTTGATCTGCGACGAATGCGATTTGATACTGGTACTTCGCAATAATAAGAACGGCAGCAGGAAGAGTGTTAGGCACAAGGGATTCGTTAAGACTATCGTAAATGCGACGAAGAAGTACAGAAGAATCATTGTCCAAGTTATTGACACACCATTTACGTACTTCTGGAAAGTTCTTTTCCTTGAGGTTTTTAATGAGATCATTAACCTTTACATCACTAAAGTGAGCTAGTATACCACTATCTATTTTACCACCAACAGCATATCTTTGACACTCATTAAGAACTCTTCTCCAATCAGGAAAATGTTTATTAATAAGTTCCGCAAGAACTTTTTTATCAACTTGAATCTTTTCTCCTTCTAAAATAGATACAAGTCTATTGAAAAATGCTATTGCAATTTCTTGCTTATACTTTCCCTGAATACCAAACTCAACCACAGCACATCTCGAATGCAGGGGTTCAATGATTTTATTTTTGTAGTTGCAAGTGAAAATGAATCTACAGTTTCTGGAGAACTCCTCAATAGACGCTCTAAGGAGGAGTTGTACGTCGGGAGTGGTATTGTCTGCTTCGTCGATGATGATGACTTTATGCTTCGACTGGCTGCTAAGAGAGACTGTAGATGCGAAGTTCTTGGCGTTATTCCTAACAGTGTCAAGAAACCTGCCTTCATCCGACCCATTAATGACATAGACATCAACCCCCAATTCTGCACAAAGTGCCTTGGCAACTGTAGTCTTTCCACATCCAGCAGGACCAGAAAGAAGTAAGTTTGGCACTTCACCCTTATTTAGAAAATCTCTAAAGGTTTTCTTAATATTTTCTGGGAGAATACATTCTTCAATAGTTTTGGGTCTATATTTTTCAACCCATAAAAATTCATCATGCATTATTCAAATGTAGAATCTGGTTCTAGTGCAATATAATAAGTTAGATCTTGATTTTTACATGTAAATCTGGATATCAAACTCTGAGAAACAACTACATCATAATTACCAGGTAGAATTTTAATATTCTCTACCTTAAAGTTAAATGAGAATGTTCCATCTGTTTCTCCTACAATAATAGAGAAATCATTTGATGTTTCATTCTTCTTATCACGAACAAGAACCTTAACAACACCTTCTCCACCAACTACAGACAAATCGGAGAGTTGATATATTGCTGCTGCCTTAAGCAACTTATCTAATTGATCAGTGCTCAACTCAAAACTAACAGTCTCGTCAGGAAGAGTCATATTCTTTTCAGGAGGAGTCACAATTACTTGAGGATCAGCAAAGAAATACTGAGAACGAGATCTACCTTCTTTGATTACCACATAACTATCATCTTGAAAATCAAGATCAGGGTTATGATGAAGACTTAATCCATTAAGAAATTGTCCAAGATCATATATACCAAAATCCTTGGGAAGTTCCTCTTCAATTGTCGCTTCAGCAAGAATGTTTTTCATCACACTTATTGTGCGAAGTTTTGTTCCCTTCTTAAAAAGAATTGACTGATTGATAGTCGAAAAGTTTTTAAGAAGTGAAAGAGTTTTGTCAGAAAGTTTCATAACCACGGGTCGGAGTTTCATTGAGTTGCCCACTAAAATGATAAAGTAGGAGTGAATAATGTAATGCTTTTAGTATATCACGTTTTGCTTGTCCCTTCTTGTCGTAACGACTTAGATACTTGATTGCGTTAGACCTACAGAATGCTTCTGCATCTCCTACTGATTCAATAAGATCAAGTGTCTGGACGTTATTATTGTCAGAAGTATAATGTCCACCATAAGTGGTAGAAATATAATCCTGAAGAGCTTTGATGGACTCATCTTCTTTATACTTTCTAGAACAATCCAATTCTATACCAGGTTTTGGTGTTGTAATATGATGTGCTATTGAATCATCATTATCAGAGAGTGTATTAAATGCAGATGGATAATCATCAGGAATCTTTATATTAAGTTCCTCTACATTACCAACAACCCTCTCTGCTCTTGCCCTATCCTTTGGGTCAGTAAAGGGGTTTTCTCTGTCAGGATCATTACGAGTGTAATCATAATAAGCATCAGAATGTTCCTGCTTTAATCCATCATAAGAAACATTAAAAACCTTTTTTTCGGATGTGGTATCTACTTTAAAATCATCCTTACTTGTTGCTAGATGAAGATCACCTTGCTCATCCACATAATGAGTGGGGTCATGGTATTCTAATCCTTTAGGAACATTCACAACCCCTTCATCTGCACCTGTCAATTTAATTTCATCTGTCATTGTTTTCTTTTTAATAGGGAAATTTTCATCAAGTGTTCCATTCAATACGTCATAAGCTAGGCTCCATGCATTAATCATACCTCAATTCTCCTTATTTGGCAACTCAAACTCTGCATCCACTTTATCATATAGTTCAAGGAATGCTTGCTTTGTTTCA